TGTCTTCAATGAATCCATTGTCGATAGCTTGGGAGCTTATGCCGTTTAGCTTCGTCATCGATTGGTTTGTAAATATCGGTGGCTATGTTCGGGATCTGGAGACTGCACTTGTGTACGATAAGTACTTCGTGCGGGGATATAGAACACAGACCAAGTTGTCCGACATAACTGAACGCGGGACGCGAGCGATCGACAAGCCTTACGTCGGTCTTTTGCAGCCTGCTGAAAGTTACAGAGGACATTGGTCCTACACAACGACCCATAAACGTAAAACACGGGTGCTGTTGTATTCATTTCCCTATCCCAGACCACCTGTTTTTAATTGCAATCTCGGAAGTGGACGGCTTCTTAATGCTGCAGCCCTGCTTGCTAACTTTCTTTCAAAACAGAAAGCTGGTGACAAATGGGCTGTACAAAGGGAGGCTAAAGACCGACGAATTGCTACGACGGTGTACGGGAAGTCCCAGGGGTGGGAGACGAACCTTTTCAGGTAATCTCCTCTTAATCAATTCTATCAAATCGGAGGCATTTTGCCCCAAATCGCTAGTATTGTCCTCGCCAATGGCGAGAGTACTCCGGTGAACCATACGTTCGCCCCACTTGGCCAGAATCCCAAAACAGGATTCTGGGTGTTTGAAGACCAGTCACCGCGGGTTTCAAGTTCAACCCCGATGGGATGGCCGCGTTTAGCTATTCGGGCCCGTCGCGCAAGCGAGGGTGGTCCGGGCGAAAACGCACAGACACGTATCAATCGTGTAGAGTTTGTTTTCTCTATGCCTGCCCTTGAAACGGTCGGCACGAGCGACTCCGGGTTGACGCCTCCTGCCACAGTTGCTTATGTGGATAGGATCAAAGGCGAATACCTGCTGCCGGCGAGGAATGTTCTCGCCGATCGGAAGGACGACTTGGCCTTTTCGAAGGCTTTGATGTCCAACTCTATCTTTGTCGATCTGGTCCATAATCTGAGCCAGATTTACGGGTAGAGTTCTCCCCGACTCAAGAAATT